CGGATGGTCACCATGGTGTTTTGGCAGACCGAACAGACGAGGGAGCAGTTGGTGTTGCGGGCTGAGGCTCGCAAGCTTGGGAAGTACGGCGCTGATAGCGTCGAGTAGTGGTGCCGCTGGCCTACTGAATGCGTCACCTACCATTCTCCCGCTCCGGATCATGAGCGAATGGTGGTGCGCCGGTGGATGCCTACGCGGTACCGACCGGGAGTTTTCTTCCGTGCAGTGCACTCGTTGGGTGCATTGCCAGTCCATCCTTTCTCAAAGAACGTTGACAACTTGGTTTCTGGGTTCAAAGAACGCGTTTATTATATAGATGCTGAAGGTACCCAGAAGCCCCGATGTCAGCGTGGGGCGGAGGAGTTAATAGATCAGGTCAATGCTGTCGCGGGATACATACCTCACACCCTCCGAGAGACCGGATTTGACTTTGTCGAGTCCAGGACCGGCGTGAAGCGAGCTATGTATCGACGCGCGTACGCTGACCTCAAGCTGTTGAGGCCTTCGCTTGGGACTTTGAGTAAACTGAAGTTCTTCACTAAGTTTGAATCGACACTGTGGACCAAGCCACAAGTCCCTAGGATCATATCCCCCAGGTCCCCTGGCTTCAACATTTTGCTGGGCAAGTACATACGGCCTCTAGAGGAGAAGATTTACCATGCGTTACAACTGTGGTTTAAGTCTTCTACTCCTGTTGTGGCGAAAGGACTGACCCAGCAAGCCAAAGCGGAAGCAATTGTTGAGAAATTGCGTCCGGGTTGGTCGTGTGTTGGCTTGGATGCGAGCCGGTTCGACCAGTGCATACAGAAACCTTTGTTACAGGCTGAGCATGAGTTGTATAAACGCTGCTATCCTCATGACCGCCTGTTATCGGAGCTTCTGAAGTGCCAGTTGAACAATAGGGGGGTAGGTCTTTGTCCTGATGGTTTGGTTATTGCCGACATTGGTGCAATGAGGTGTTCCGGAGATCAGAACACTTCTTTAGGGAACATTGTCATAATGTGCTTGTTGGTTCATAAATATTGTGAAGAAATCGGTTTGGTGGATTACGACATCTTCGATGACGGGGATGATTTGTTGCTGTTTCTCCCAACAGCAAGCTTGCCGTTACTAGACGATCTGAACAGCTGGTACCTCAACTGGGGACTGCGTATGAAGATCGAGCAACCTGTTTCCATCCCAGAGCAGGTTGAGTTTTGCCAAGCGCACCCTGTTCGACTTGATAGTGGTTGGAATTTAGTTCGCAACCCAATCAAAGCTTTGAACACAGATTATGCGTGTGGGGGGAGCGTCCCTGATTTTGATGCTTACTTGTTTCACATCAGGGCTATAGGAGTATGTGGACTGTCAATGGCGGCAGGTTGTCCCATATTCGATGCTTTCTACTCATGGGGTGTTAGGAATGGCAAAACCGGCAAATCACGTGACGCCGTGAGTAGGGGAATGAAACGACAGGCGGTGATCCAACAACGGGCTGGCCATATGGCTGCTTCGAAGCCCGTGTCACCGGAAGCTCGCGTCAGCTTCAGTCTTGCTTTTGGTATATCACCCCATCAGCAAACTCTTGTCGAGGACCACTTGTCTAGTGTGGTCCTCAGCCGCCACGACACCAACATACATAAGCCTTACATCTTAG